TTGAATCCAGCTTCTTTCAATCTTTGAAAAAACATTTTTCTTTCTGAAAATAAAGGGACATTTGGTTCAAAAAATGTTTTTTCATTCGTGTTGGTAACACTTAATTGGAATGTATGTAAATTGGGATTTAGTGGGCAATCATAAGTACTTGCTGTTTTTGTAGAAAATAGAATATGTATTCCAAAACCATTTGTTATTTCCAACATTGTTTTAGTATATTTGTATTTTCTTTCAAATATGGAGAAAGGATCAGCCATTCCACCACAATGCCATGTTATTTTATCTAATAATAAAACATCCAAAACACTTTTTTCATTATAATCATTTTTTTCATATATTTTCTCCAATTTATTTTTAAAAGATTTAAAATTTATAACCCCCGTTTTATTTTGATTTTTATTTGGATTAAAACGATTTTTTGCAAAACAATAAACACAATTAAATGTACAATCGTAATAAGTATCTGCGCATAAAGGTAATCCACATATGGCAAATTTGGAAGATACTGACAATATACCTGAAAGCCGTGTCATTTTTTACTTTCCCTTTTTATTGGATATGAATATAAACAGAATTGACCTATTGCCAAACATTGTCCTATTACCTGTGGGTATCCCGTTTTTCCATTTCTATTGGCAAAACAACCTATGATTGCTTCTCCATGTGGCTCATATTCATCATTTGTGCCAATAAAAAATCCTATATCAATATTACCAAACTTCCTTTTATCCTCAGCTAAATGCCTACCTTCTAATTTACCTTTCAAAATCATCGTTCGAATACCCTCATCATTCACCTGGGACATCGTAACCATAACTAATTTTCTATCATCTGCAATTTTTTTCAAATAAATATAAGTGTCATTTATCGAATCCCTTGTTTGTTTACTTGAATCTATTGGAGCCATTATATCAGCATAATCTGTTATACAGACATCAATTTTTATGTTTTCTATCGTTTCGACCTGCTCCAAAAATGAATCAAGTTTAGCTGGAGAACAAGAACCCATTGGATATTTTTGAACGATGAGCCTTCCTGAATAACGTTGGAATGTTTCCCTATTTTTCTTAACCAATTCTTTATTAAATACACTTTGCCATTTCTTTCTTATTGTTTTTTTCTTTCCATCTTTGAATATTGAAACCTCCAATTCTTCTGGTTTTTCACTATGAGAAATTAACCCTCCAATCATCATATCATATCGGATAATAGTATCATCAAGTGAATTTTCATGACTAACGTGGACAACGTTCAAACCTTCTCGTAATGCTCTGTACGCAAGATAATGACCAAACCAAGATTTACCCCCTTTGTAAATACCCGCAATAGCTATAAAATCAGTTCGTTTAATGAAAACACACTTATCGATATTTGGTATATTAAGTTTAAACAACCTTTCTGGTTTTTCTTTTCGCACAATTTCATCGGAGAAAAAATCTATCCCAATCTGTTGTGAATGAATACCTGCTTTTAACGTCTGCTGCATCAAAAACTGGGCTTCATCAAAATTACCATGTTCAACCAAATTGGCAAAATCAAAAGTAGCCTTGATATATGTTTTTGAACGGATAAAATCATTTAATCTTGATAAAATATATTCTTTATCGGGTTCAATTGTAAATCTTTCATTTAAATATTCCAAATACCGTGAAATGATATTAGATAATTCTGCATCAATGGTTTCGGTATATTTTATAAATTCATCATGAAAATGGTTACCGGGAGCTTTTTTAAATTTATTATAATAATTACATACAATTTTATAAACCTCATAAATGTGTTTTACAGTAAAAAATTCCATTGGTATTTGACCAACGATTAATTTGACAAAATCATCGTTGGTAATTGATAAATAGATCAAACTATCTTGTAGGTGTTCCGAGATTCTTTCTGTCATTTTATATCCTTTTAATTTTGGGGGCATATATTTTAATATATATGCCCCAATAAAAATATTTTATAAATAGTGAAAATTTCCATTGGTAAAATCATCGTTGGTAATTGATAAATAGATCAAAAATAAAAATATTTTATAAATAGTGAAAATTTTCCTTGCTTTTTAATAACAAACATAATATATTTTATTTCAGAACGAAAAGCAAGAGAAATTTAAAATTATAACAATTCCGGTAAAAGGGGGTTGAAATGAGGAAGCAAGGGGGTGTTTCAAAGATGGGAGTTGATAGCAAGAAATTTAAAATTGCTCTAATTAAAGCAGGTATGTCTATGAAAGAATTTTGCAAATCACGAAACATAGAATATTCCGAATTTAATTTGGCGATTAATGGTTTTAGTAAAATGAAAGAGAGTTCTGAAAAGGCTGTCAGAGATTTTCTTTCACAGAAATAATTAAACGCATTCGAAAAGGAGAAATCAAAATGAAAGTGGGGATTGAGGATGATGTAATTGGCAGATCTGTATTTTTTGAGGTAAATGAGAAAGATGTTGAAAACGTCGAAGATATTGGAGAATATGAAGGGAAAATCATTTCTGTCACAGTCACTGGTACCTATTTTATTGAAGATATGAATGGAAATGAATGGGAATTAGCTGATGGTGAATTTTCCTTTGTTGATGAGGATGAAGATTCCGAAGGCGAATTAAAGGATCAGGAACTTGAGGATGAATTGGAAGAAGAATCTGAAAATGAACTGGTAAATGAATTGGAAGAAAATAATACTCTTTCAGAGGAAATAAATATCGATGAAATGGATTTTGTTCAACTGAAAGCATATATTAAGGAAAACAAAATTTCGGTTCCTTTTTTTGCTTATAAAAAAGAAGAAACCCTTCGCAAAGCAATTTTAAATGCCATTGGCATTGAGGAGGAACCAAAGAAATCCGAATCAAAGAAAAGCAAAGAAAAGGCAGTTTTACCTCCACGGAAGCCGCAACCTCAAGTAAAGAAGGAGCCATCTACTTCTCGATCCAGCAAAACAAAAAAGAAAACAGAAAAAAAGGAAAAAACAGAAAAAGTAAGGAAATTAACAAAATATGATATTATAGCGGATATGATTCTTTTGGAAAAAACACAGGATGATATACTTGGAAAACTCGGTTCTGAATTTCCAAATGCCTCTGAGAAAGAGAATGCTTTTCAACTCGGTAGGGCAGTACGTTTTGCAAAAAGACTTGGTATAAAAGTTAAATAAATAAAAGGGGCAAAAATGAAAACTGCAAAGTTAAAAACACTATTGATTGATTTAGAACCAGCAGTATTAAAATCTGATGAGATTCCAATTTTAAAAACCATTTGTATTACCAATGATCGAATTTTATCATACAATACAATTATTGGTTGCTGTGTTTTTACTGATTTGTTTTCGGATTGGGATTCTGCCGTTTGTGTACCATTTATGAAATTGAAAACCTTTATTAATGGTGCACCTTCGGAAGATATTGAATTTAAATTTGATGAGGATATTCTTTCTTTAAAATCTGGTAATTCCTCTGCAAAACTTCCACTTGAACCTGCTGATGATTTTCCTGATTTTACAGATTTGGTAGAGAAGTCCAAGCAAAGTAGTAATTCAATAACAGATGATTTTGTGCGGGGACTGAAAGCCTGCTTGCCGTTTACAGCAAAAAGATCGTCAAGAATAGTTTTACAAGGTATTCATGTCGCTGGAAATGAGGTTATTTCTACGGATGGTATTAAAATAGCATTATATCAAATATCTGAATGTCAGTTGGAAAAGGATTTGAACTTTACTATTCCTTTTGAAATGGGTAAAGTTTTGAAAGGATCGGATTCAATTTATTTTGATGATGAAAAGATTGCTATTGTCAATGGAAATGTTATTTATTTTAGCGGTTTGCTATCTGGTGATTTTCCAGACGTTACAAAATATTTTCCAAAAGTAAAAAAGTTTATTCATTTTCCAAAAGATGAAATGAAGGTGGCTTTAAAAAAAGTTGGTGATTTTTCAGAAGAAGGACTGGAAGATGCTGAATGTGAATTATCATTTGAGGATGGTATTCAAATCAAATATTTGGGTAATGTTGCTCAAGTAGAGGAATATTTTGATTTTGGTGGAAAATTACCAAACCAGAAATTTAAGCTAAATCCATATCATTTTGAAAAGATATTGCAATATTGTGACCGATTCGCTTTTGTTGAAAGGGACTCATTGGATATTCTTTATGCTGTATCTGATAATGGTAAATTTAAATGTTTGCTATCTCTTGATAGAGTATAATAAAAAGCGCGGCGGTGGCAGGACAGTAACAATCCTGAAAATGATTGTCGTAGGTTCCCATTCTGAGGCAACCGAAAAACCCACTTAGTAGAACCTGCCCGCCGTGCTAAAGAAAAGGAGAGAAAAATGAGAAGAATAACTCTTAAACAGCTTTTAAAGGCTGGGGCTTATTGTGAAGTGACTGATTCGTTCAAGGTAAGATTTGGAAAGAGTTGTACTATACTTGAATTTATGAAATGGATAAAGGAAGTGGGTGAACTTGGTTGGTTTGGATGGTTTGTTTGCCAAGTATTAATTTCGTGCAAACCAAATATGCACTGTGAGGATTGCATAGCATATAAAGTGAAATATGTTGGCAAAAAGATGGGATATGACCCATTGTTTTCTTGGTTTAGTAAAAATACAGCCAAAGCTGCCACTAATCGTGCTGAGCATATTATTGATAAAATAAAAAAGGAAAAATAAACAATGTCTTTTTTCTTTGACCCATCTGAAATTTCTGGTAAAAAGGCAACAAAAAAATCATTTATAGTTGATCCTTGCAAAATTTGTGGATTGTTCAAAGGTTGTATTTCACCAAAAATGAAATCATATGGTGGAAATAAAAAGCGGATATTAGCTCTTGGGGAAGCTCCCGGCAAGGATGAGGATGAGTTTATTGATAAGGAAACGAAAGAAAAGGGACGTGGTTTCGTAGGCAAATCCGGTAGACTTCTTACCTCAATTCTTGAGGATGTTGATATTGATTTTGATAAAGACTGTACTCGTAGCAATGTTTTACAATGCAGACCCCCCGGCAATAAATTCCTGCCTGAAAAAGTTGAATATTGTTATCAGAGATTAGAAAAACAGATACAAGAATCAAAGCCAAAATTGATTCTTTGTCTTGGTTATGAAGCAATAAAAAGAATAGCTGAAACTTCTATATTACCAACTACAATGGAAATTTTACATGGAATAGTATTTCCATCGAGAAAATATAACTGCTGGATTTCCTGTAATTATCATCCTGCTTATATTCTTCGTAAACCGGGAATGGAAGATATTTTATATAGAGACATTAAAAATGCTTTGAGTTATTTAGATATGCCGATTTCGGAATCACTTTTGGAGACTGGTGAAAATATAATATTAGAAGATAAGAATGATATTATTGGATTTCTTGAATCAATAACGAATATAAAGTCTGCTGTATCATTTGATATTGAAACTTCTAAATTATCTCCATATGATAAAGACTCAGAATTGCTATCTATAGCGTTTTCATTTGATGAGAAAATTGGATATGTTTTTCTTCTAGAACCAGTGGATAAGGATGTTTGGAAAGCTCTTGCACATTTTCTTGAATCTAAAACTCCAAAAATTTGCCATAGTGGCAAATTTGATGATTCCTGGGGTAAAGTCTTTTTCAAGAATTACATGAACAATCGGTACTGGGATACACAGTTGGCGGCTCATATACTCGATGAGCACCCTGATACCAAGTCTCTTGGATTCCAAACATTCCTTACCACTGGTGATGAATATAAAGAAATGGTTAATCGGAAAAATATGAAAGAAGTATCAAAATCAATATTATGTAAATATAATTCATTAGATGCGAGATATACTTATTGTTTGTATAAAAAGCAAATAAAGCAGATTATAAAAGAAAACCTGTCTGATCCGAATAAATTTTTATTAGCTGGCGACAAGGCTCTTGCTCAATTGGAATTTAATGGAATAAAGATAGATAGGGATGCTTTTTATTACTATAAAGATGAAGTGGTTAATAAAAAATATAAAGAAGCAGTTCAATCTCTGCGGTCATCAGAATTAAATTCAATCTTTGCAAAAAAGAAAGGAAGGGATATAGATTTAAATTCACTGGTAGATTTAAAGTTCTTGTTTTTTAGGATGATTAATGTTAAACCAGCATCTATAACAGAAAAAGGAAATCTACAACTAAATGAAGCATTTTTCAACCAATATTCTGATGACCCAGAGATTGGTGAATTCTGTTTAAATATGCTCGATTACAAATCAGTATTGAAAATGAAAACCACTTATATCAAAGCAATTGAAAATCATGTTGATGGCAATTGGTTTCTTCATCCAACTTACAATTTATGGTCTACAGTTACTTATCGTTCAAGTTGTGATTCACCTAATTTACAAAACGTACCTAAACGGGATGAGGGGCAGGCAGAATTTAGAAAAGTATTTATACCACGATTTGATTATTTACTTGATGCCGACCATAAAGGTTCTGAGGTAGTTATTCAAGCATTATTGGCAGATGATAGAACTTTAATTGAACAATTGAAAAATGGGCTTGATCCACATAGATTCTGGGCAAGTAAATTATACCAAAAACCCGAAGAAAAAATTACAAAGAAATTACGATACAATGCAAAGAATGGTTTTATTTTCCCACTTATATATGGTAGTTACTATGTTACTATCGCAAAAAATTTAGGTTTGCCCGAAGATCATGTTAAAGAATGTGAGGATGAATTCTTTGACATGTATTGTGGGATTAATCAATATCAGCAAGAAAAGGTCCGGGAATATAATAAAAAGGGATATATAACAACACCACTTGGCTTTAGGCGACACGCTCCATTGTCGAGAAATCAAATTGTAAATTATCCAATTCAGTCTGTCTCGTTTCATTATTTACTTGATACATTAATAAAATTAGTTTCTTTGGTTATGCCGGATTTAAAGATGAAAAGTTTACCTGTATTGCAAATACATGATAATGTTGTTTTTGATGTGGTGGAAAAGGAATTAGATGATTTGATTAATATTATTAATGAATTAACTGAATATAAACCAAATTTCAAATTTGTAAAAGATTTAGCGATATCAGTAGAATATAATATAGGTAGAAATTGGTATGAAATGGAGGAATTATAATGTCGCTATATCATAAATTACGACCACAATCTTTAAATGGTTTATTTGGAAATAAAGAAACAGTAAAGAGTCTCAAAAAACTTCTTAAAATGGATAATCGTCCCCATACTTATTTATTTACAGGTGAAAGAGGAACCGGGAAAACTACTACAGCAAGAATATTAGTAAAGGAATTAGGTTGTTCTGATATTGATTTGGAAGAAATGAATGGAAGTGATAATAGAGGAATTGATGATGCCCGCCATGCTATTATGCTTGCTCATACATCTCCTATTGGTGGTAAATGTCGAGTTATTATATACGATGAATGCCATAGATGCACACGCGAGTGTCAGGATGCTTTATTGAAAGTGCTTGAGGATACTCCAAAAACAACCTATTTCATTTTATGCTCCACCAATCCTGAAAAAATATTGAAAACAGTGAGAAGCAGATGTACAACTTATCATTTTGAATTATTATCAGAAGAATTAATGCAGGAGTTTCTTGAAAGTACTTTGGAAAATCTTGATAGAGATTTAGATGATACCGTATTTTTTGGATTGATTGATTGCACAGAAGGCAGCCCACGTGATGCTTTGGTATTGCTTGAACAGATTCTTTTGCTTGATAATAAAGATGAGCAAATCAAATTATTAAAGAAAACACAAATCGAACATGAGGGAATAGAAATTTGTCGTTTGTTACTGAGAGGGGGTAATTGGAAAAGTATTGTGGAAATTTACAAAGGGATACAAGGAACTGATGCTGAAACCATACGGAGGTTAATTATTGGTTATATGAAAGTTGTAATGTTGAAGGAAACAGATAAGAAAAGGCTAAATAGAGCTTATAATGTAATAAGAATATTAGAAAAAAATACTTTTGATGGTGGAGAAGCTTTACTTCTTCGTATGCTTTATGAATGTTCTGAGTTGTATGAATCCTGTTACCGGAGGTAATTTAAATGAGTAAAATTACAAATGAGATGCGACGGAAAGCCTTATTGCAAGATTACAAAAACAAAGGTAAGAGTGATAGGAGTTGGTATTTGATTGGAAGTGATGAGTTGGAAGAAAAATATCAATTAAAGAGCTTCACCCCTGATGAGGGGCATATATTCCTTTCAATAATTGAAAGGTGGGAATCTGAAAAGTTCTTTCTTGAATTATTTGTACATTACAATATTGGTTCAGATAACCATGCCTTTCTTTGTGTCGATAAGATGTTTGGTGAACCCTGTCCTATTTGTGCTTTAAGGAACGAATTGAAAACAGCAGGAGAGCCTGAGGATATTTATAATTTATACCGCTATACCAAGCGGTATCTTATGTGGGTTGTTAATGCTGAAACCGCGCGGACAATAAAAGAGGGTACTCATTTATATGATGCTCCAACAACGGTTAAAAATGGTATTCTTGATATTTGCGTTGATCCACGAAATGATAAAATTATTGACCCATCGGATCAAGCAGAAATGGTAAATGTTGTTTTCAAAAGAGTTGGTAAAAAGGGTTATCAAAATACAAAGTATACTGGGTTTAAATTGGAAGATCGTGAAGAAGAGTTATCAGATGAGTTTTTTGATGTACCCCCAATGGAAGATCTTCTCATTAAGCCCGATATTGCGGAAATGAAAAAGTGTGTTGGATTACCTGTTAGGGACACCCAATATGATGATGAGGAAGAGGCTGAGGAAACAACACGACCAAAAAGGACAAAAGGGGTTTCGAAATTTAGGCGACACAAAATTGATAAGGAGGAGGAGCAAGAAGAAACTAAAAGAAAAACTAAACGATTCCGAAACAGAAAAGAAGAAGAAACTTCGGATGATCCCATAGGGGAGATTTTTGATCCTGAAAAAATTGATGATGAAGAAAATGGGGATGATGATTTCCCTTTTGATGAAGAGGAAGAAAAGAAAAAGATACTTGATAGGACTCGTAAAAGAATTAACCGATCAAGAAGAGGGGAGTAATATTATGGATTCAAGGATTAAAGAAATAAAGGAACTTCTCGTTGAATCGTTAGTAGCATACGATGTGATGGTTACTGATTTAACAGAGGATTTAAGAATTAATATCTATGATTTGGAAGAGGATTGTGCAGGGCATTCAAATTGTTTTTTGCAAGCGGCTTTATTTTTATCGGAGGTTGCTCTTTTGGCAAGCAAATCTGATTTGCTTTTGAAAGAATTAAGGGCGGAAATTGCTATTGAGGTTCGTTCAAATCCTGAAAAGTATGGGATTCAGAAAATTACGGAGGCACAGATTACAGAAGCCGTGGATACTGCTAAATATGTGAAGGAAATATTGAGGTTGCGTTCCGAATGCCAATCTTTGAAAGCGAATGCGGATGCTTTTGTACAAGCATTTGAACATCGCCGGTCGATGTTGAATAATGAAGTACAGTTATATCTTTCAAAATTATCCGAGCCAAATGCTACTATTAAAAGAAAAGATACTTTGGCAAAAATAACGGAAAAGAAAGAACAGAAACGAACAAAAAGGATGGGTGTTTGAAGAAATTAACTAAAACCCATCCCAATTGAAGATGCTATCTCGTTTTAGAAAGAGGTAAAAGCAATGGAAAAGAAATATGAACTGCTTGTTGATGATATGATATATATTAATGGCATTATTTTATATCGAATACGAGCCTTGAAATCTTTTAAATATATCAAATCAGGGGATCTTGGTGGTTATGTAGAAAAAGAAAAAAATCTTTCACATGACGGCAATGCATGGGTTTTTGATAGCGCAAGAGTTTATGGCGATGCAAGAGTTTATGGCAATGCAGAGATTTCTGGCAATGCATGGATTTTTGGTAACACAAGGGTTTGTGGTAATGCAAAGGTTTCCGGTGATGCAGAGATTTTCGGCAATGCAAAGGTTTCTGGCGAAGCAGAGATTTTCGATGCAGAAATTTATGGTAATGCAGAGATTTCTGGCAACGCATGGGTTTTTGGTAATGCAAAGGTTTATGGTACTGCAAAAGTTTCCGACAACGCAGACATTTTTAACAAAGCAGAGATTTATGGCAATGCAGAGATTTCCGGTGATGTGGAGATTTCCAGCAACACTGTGGTTTCTGGGAACGAGTGAGAAGGGTTATTATATGAATCGAGTAATTAAAAACCCATCCCAACTGTTGGATATAAAAGAACTGCCTCCTGTATCAAATTATCTAAGTACGGGTTGCACAATTCTTGATTTAGCTATTGCCGATAGATTGCCTGGGGGTTTTGGGGCTGGAAGAATATCCCATGTAATAGGATATGAATCTTCTGCAAAATCTATTCTTGCTCTGGAACCTCTTGGCTCAGCCCAAAGACAAGGAGGGTTCGCTTCATACATTGATGCTGAAATGACTCTGGATTTTCAAAGAGCATCCGATTTATTTGGCGTTGATGTTTCAAAACTTAATTATATGCATGCTGGTAAGATAGAGGATTTAACTATTGGATATTTCTTTGATGAAATATTACCGGTGTTAGAGAAAGAAGCTTCTACTACAAAAAAACCAAGTGTGTGTTCTATTGATAGCTTATCTGCAATCACAACTGAATTGGAATTAGAGGAAGCTACTGATAAAATGTCATATGGAACAAGGGCAAAATCGTTATCAAAAGGATTCAGAAAACATATATGGAAATTGAGCAAAGCTAATTTAGGGTTAATATTTATTGATCAGACTCGTCAAAATGTGGGTGTTTTATTTGGGAAAAAACATGTGGTTTCAGGAGGCGAGGCTTTGAAATTTTATGCTACCACGAGATTATTTGTGAAAAAAGTCTCTGATATTAAGAATAAACATGACAAAATAATTGGTATTAATGTTCATTTTAAAGTAGAGAAAAACAAACTTGCCCCACCATACAGGGAAGGTGAATTTAGTTTATTATTTGATTATGGAATAGATGATATTGCTACGAATCTGATTTGGCTAAAAACTAATTTAGGATTGAAAGGAAAATACCAAATAGGGAATGATAGCTTTAAATCGCTTGATGCCGCTATTGCCTATATTGAGGACAATGAATTGGAGGCAGAATTACAGAATGAGGTTTATCAGTTATGGCAAGATATATATACAAAGGTTGAAAGGAAAGGAAGGATAAGATAGAATGCTAATTGCTGGAATTGATATATCTAAAACACATTATGCTATTGTAATAAAAGAAATTTTTGCCGATACTGGTATAAGTAGTATTAACTATTCTTTTGCAATGACAACGAAGAATTTAGTAAAACAAGCGGAGAAGAAAGGTTTTCAAGCCCATTATATTCGAAACTTTACTTGGTGGAAGAAGAATGTAACTAATAATCCGCATGATTATAATTGTTATTTGTGTAAATCGATAGGGGCTGCTCTTGAAAAAGATTTAAAATATTTTGTTTCGACTGGAAGGGCACATACAGATGATAAATTTATTGCATTTGAGGGATATGCTTTTGCGGGTTCTGGTCAATTATTACAAATAGCAGAAGTTACCAGTATCGCCAAGCAATTGTTTTACCAACATAATTGGAAAATTCGAATTCATGATCCATTAACCGTAAAGCTATGGGCAACCGGTCATGGTAATGCAGAAAAGGATTTATTAAAAAAGAATGCTATTGAGGATGGGTTGGAGATACCCCCATTTCTTTTTAATCATGTAATAAGTTATGATATTTGTGATGCTTACTTTCTTATGAAAATAATGGAAACTGAATTGCAAGTTAGGAAGAATCCAATGCTAATGAATGATTTGAATGATAATCAAAAGAGGATATTTAATAGAGTGACTAAATCGTATCCCACAAATTTATTGGACAGATCATTTATTTATAATTTTGATTTGAGGAAATAATAAAGGATTCGTATAATGTTAAATCAGATTAGATTAAAGAATTTTCAAGGACATCGAGAATCTACCATTGATTTTTGTGATGGTGTAAATGTAGTAGTGGGTGAATCCGATTCTGGTAAATCTTCTATTATAAGGGCTTTAAATTGGGTTCTAACAAATAAACCAAGGGGTAATAGTTTTATCAATGAGAAAGCAAATTCTGTTTCTGTTGATGTTAAAATGGATGGGATTGTTATAAATAGACAAAGAACTGATAAATCTACTGGAAGTTATAAAGTAGGGAAATCCAATTATTCAGTAATGGGAAATGATATACCAGAAGAAGCGTTGCGGGTGTTAAATTTGTCTGATATAAATCTACAAGCTCAATTGGATACACATTTCTTGATATTGGATACACCCGGTAAAGTGGCACAGTATTTAAATGGGATTACTAAACTTGACAAGCTTACTGATGCTTCTGATAAATTAAGGTCAAAACACAGGGAATCAAAGAGGGAATTGGATACCATTGTAAATGATATTCAGGGAATGGAAGAATATCTCAATTCTGGTGTGGTGGAAATACTGGAAGAATTGATTTCCATTTATGATAAAGTAGTTGCCATTGCTGATAAAAGGGATGTTTTGATTGCAAGAATTTCAGAGATAAAGAGGATTTTGGTGGAGCTTAAAAAAATAGAAGAATCAAATATTCCCGTTGACAAGGTTGATGAACTTGAGGAGCTGCTCTCAGATATTGGCATTAAAATAAGTCAGCTTGAGGAGCTTAAAAACAAATATAATGAAGTTCATAGAATATTAATTCATATTAAATCAGTTGATAAAATTTTAAAAGAGGATAAAACAGATTTGAAACTTGGTGAAATTGAATTGGTTAAGATAAAAAAGCAATTAACAAAATGCCCTTATTGTGGACAAGTTCTGACTGAAAAAGCGAAAGGAGTGTTGCTTAATGGCTAAACTGCTTCTTATATCTGATTTGCATTTGAGGGATACTACCCCACAGGGTAGAATTGATGATTTTCAAGAAGCAATGTGGGATAAATTGGGATATGTTTTTTATGCCGCTAAGGATAAAGGAGTGGATTGTATTTTACAAGCGGGTGATTTTTTTGACAAACCAAAACCTTCTTATAGCCTTGTTACAAGATTAATATCATTCTGCCAATGCGATCTTGAACAACCCTCTATACCAATTCTTTGTGTCATGGGGCAGCATGATATATACATGAGACATTCTGATATAAAGGGAACTGCTCTTGGATTATTGGATATGGTTGGGGAAATTGCTCTTGTATCAGAGAGTTCCCCATATAAAGTAGTGTCCCATCATCGTGGAAAAGAATGTTGGATTTATGGTGTTAATTATGGAGGCGATCCTAATTTTACGACCAAGAAAAATAAAGTGTCAATTTTAATTATTCATGCTGATATTGGGGACAAGCCCTTATATCCTGGACATGAATATACAGATGCAGAGGTATTTCTCAAAAATCATTCGAACTTTGACATTATACTTTGTGGAGATTATCATTATCCATTTCATATCGAGAAGAATGGAAAGCATATAGTCAATACTGGCTGTATGCTGAGAATGACAAGGGATAAAAGAGATATGAACAGAAAACCCCATTTTTATATTGTAAACACAGATACAAATAAATGGGAAAAATATGAAATACCACATGAACCTATTGATAAGGTATTTTCAGATAAAAAAGAATTATTGGAAAAACCTATAATTGCTAATGAAGGAGATTTGATTAGGTTTATCCAACAGTTGAAACAAAAAGGTAAATCCGGAATACATTACTTAGATGTGCTCGATGCTTATTGTTCTAAGCATGAAATATCGGAAGAAATAAAAGAATTGATTCGGGAGGTATTAATATGAGTTCAGTTGAGGAATATCAGGAACTGCTTGATGATGTGAATGATTTCAGGGAAACAATCGCAAGAAATTCTGGAAAAAAGGAAGCATTGATGGCAGAATTAGAAAAGAAAAGTGGATTCAAAACCGTTAAAAAAGCAGAAAAATGGTTGGTATCTATAGAAGATAAATGTAATGAACTTCGAGAGCAATTACAGGATGAACTGGCTCTTGCCGAAGAAAAAAGGGACTCTTTAATATGTTAATATCTGAATTGAAATCATTTATTGATATTACAGAAAAAGAAGTATTTGATTGTAGAAAATCTGTTGCTTATTTGCAAGACAATAAAGAAAAACAGATTAAGAAAATAACTAATTTTGAAACAGCCATTCAAGTTCTCGCTGATGTTTTGGCAATAACCCAAAATGAAATTGTGCAATATATTGAAAATGTGGTTACAACAGCCCTTCGGTATATTTATGGTGATGGTTATTTATTTAAAATTGATTACCATTTGAAAAGAGGACAACCAGAAGTTGAATTGTATGTTATGAAAAACGATTTAAGATATGATTTTGGTTATAGTTGTGGGGTAGGTGTTCTCAATATTGTATCCTTCAGCTTAAGGTGCGCTTGTTGGTCTCTAATAGAACCACCCACCAGACCATTGATGATTGTAGATGAGCCTTTTTCAAGTATTTCCGGCAGAGACCAATTAGAAAAAGCAGAATTAATGGTTAAAAAATTATCTGATATGCTCAATATTCAAATAATATTAATAAGCGGAAAGGAGCCTATTACTGATTATGCTAATAAGACGTTTATGGTGGAAATGGAAAATGGGATTAGTATTGTAAATGAAAGGGGAGTAAAATGAGAAATGTAAAGTTCAATTTTGGTGAAATCGTTATAGTTAGAGCAAAAATGATAAAACAGGTTACCACAAGAGGGGAAAATTATTATAGGGCACTTGTGAAAAAGGAGCTTCCAAGTGGTACTATTGGTAAAATATCCGGATTGAAATACTTTTATGTGGGGGAAATTAGAGACGACGATAATTTTGAAGGTTATGAGTATAATAGTGGTATAAGACATTTAATGGTAGAAAGTTCTGCACTTCTATATGAAATCAAAGTTGGTTGGCTGAATAAACCTATCTATGCTCGGGAAAGTGATTTGGAAGCATTTTCTAATCAATCTGTTTATAAATTTCCTATGTTGCATTTTTATAATCCATATATTATGTCAGAAAAAGACAGAAAATTACTTTCGAAGTGGTCAAAAGACTTTCCGAGAGATTCTAAGGGTAGATTTATATAGGTATAAGGGAGCTATGTAAAAATGAGCCACATCCGATGAGAAACCCAATAATTAAGAGCGAGCCATTAACAATGAGAAACCCAGAGAGTTTGAGCGTACTTTAAACCAAACACAAAGAGGAAAAAGACATGTTTATATTTCTTGACAAGGAGCCCTACAGAGCTGATAAAGATACACTTTGTTATGGTGTTTTCTTAAAACTTTCTGATGGCAGCTATCGTTCTCCATTTGCAAAAGCTCCTCTCATAACAGGAAAGCAAAAGGCAAAAAACCTCTTTCATTCTGATAAAGGAAGTGGTCATAAATTTTTTAAACAACCGGGTTTTCACAGGTTTTTAAGTTCTACTGCCGCAGCAATACTTATGTATGATCTTGAATTGCAATCACCTCAGGCTGAGTACCATATTATAAAAAGTATAATACCAAAAAATACAATTATTAATGGTGGTTACACCTATTTTTTAAAGTGTCGTTTAAAAGCAGTTTTTGTAAAAACTTTGATCCAAACAGATGAAGAAATAGAAGTAGATGGTTTTGCTAAAGAAACAATCAATGATTTGTGTCTTTATAATGGAATAAAGAAAGGAAAAGATTAATGATAGAACTGATCCCTGATTATATTTATGCTTTTGCTTTGCCTCTTATGATAATTTCAGGCAGCTTTATTCTCTTTGTTGCTTATGGTCTTTATCATCAGGCTATAAAAGACTGGTATGCTGATTGTAATTTCTTTGATTTTATATTGTCTTATGTATTTGGAGAAGAGTATACTGAATCCGATGATAATGAACAATGGGGTTAGTTAATGATAACTTTGTCATATATTATTATTCTCATATCTTGTGTGGGTATTTACTATGTTAATTGGAAACACAATAAAGTTGGGTTTTTGTTTCATGCTGTTTCCGCCCTTTTATGGGCTATTTATGATTGGAAACTTGGAGCATGTGTCCAAACAGCAACTATGGTATTTAGTTCTGTCACATCTATAGTAGGTTATTTAAAATGGAGGCACGATGGATTGGGTTAAAAGAGGACTTACTACTATTCGTATGTTGTGTTATTTAGCTTTTGCGATTGTAATGATTGTTATTACTGGGCTGTGGCTGATAGCGATGCTTTTTTGGGATGTTGAATACTTTACGGAGTATTATAAATATGATACTCAATAAGTTCTTGCTTTTTTTAAAAAATATATTATATTGTAATTATAGACGCTAACAGGAAGGAATAATTAATGCCAATTATTTTCAAAGGTTTTGCTGTTTGCTCTGTTTGTGGTAAAGAATTTCATGCGACTACTGTTGAAATGGGAAGGCTAATAAAAAGTACTCCAATCGTAAAAGCTGCTAAAAAAGAAGGGTGGTTATTTGAAAGAAATATGTATCATAAATTAACCGGGGTTTATTGTCCTGAACATGCCAAAGGGAGGAAATGAAAATGCAAGTCAAAATTGGGGCTGTAATAATGAAGAATCTTCCTATTTTGGAAGTCAAATTATCTGATGAACCTTGTTTGACATTGTATATTTCGAAGCTACAGGATGATTCGGTTTACAGAGGACTCGTTATTTTTGATAAATCAGAAACAAAGGAGATTATGAAAAAAATAAAAGAATTTGGAGGGGGAAAATGATTATTATAAACGAAAAATGGTTCATTCATAGTATTCTACAACGTTGGGATGCACAATATTCCCATTTATACCATACAAAGGAATTGCTTCCCAATAAGAAAACAAAATTGCAAATTAGGAAGGAATTGCAGTTATTGGATTTAAAGGTGGCAACTATAGATGATATAAGTTGTATTATTGGTAACGATTCATGGATTAAAGAATACTGTTCTGAATGCGAAACATGGTCGAGTAACGGAATTATAGTTGGCGAATCTATTTTTTTATGTGCAAAGTGCATAGGAAAAATTATTGCTATGGTTAACAAAGGGGTATTAAAATGATTATTTATTGGGGAATGCTTGTACTTTTTTCTTTATTTATTGGTTATCACGAAGGAATGATAAATGTTAAATTCAGGGACACAATGCACAGCGGTGATTTTCTTGACGGAGTACGGGGCCATAAATACCACAAATCGATATATCATAAAATACGTGTATTGCGGGATTTGTCTGGGATGTATTTTGGTTACCAACTCTTATCTGTCCAGCCTAATTTAATGGCAATAATTGCAAGTTTATTTATTGTTTGGGAGATTACAGAAGTTTTTTATGCTGTGGCAAGATGTGGTTCTGTATTTATGTTTGATTTAGGTTTACCTTATGAAAACGTCGCCTTTCTTGATATATGGGATTTGAGACTTCGTGGGGGATCGGTTTATATAATTCATTTATTGAGGATTATGTTTGCTTTTATTTTTCTTTTAATGTCAGTATTATAAGGAGAAATTGAACCATGAAAACAATGTCCAGAGAAGCATATCTCGAAGTTCTTGAGAAATCAATCGAGCATCACGAAGATGGAGTGGGAAGAACAGAAGAAAATTACTTGAATTTCCCTATTGGCAGTAATCATTGTGCTCTCTGCCAGCTCCACAGAAAGGAAAATGGTAAGATTGACTGCTATCGTCCTGAAAAATGTTTTCTCAGAGATGATAGCGATAGTTGTTGTTCTGATTGGGAGAAGGCAGCAGAGTGAAGGGCACATAAAGACTTTCAAATGTTTCACGATGGCGAAGTTTCCCTTCTTACCAGATTGAAGGTTGAAAGGGATAGGGTAAAGGCAATACCGGAGAAGCCCAAAACCAAGACAGCAACCAAAATAACCTACTGGAATAAGTATGGTGTAAAGCGCGACACCTGCTTCAGCGGAAAACCAGATATGGATAGGGTTGTAAGGGAATTTATGGATGAGGATGGTTGTCTTGCTGTAATGATTAAGTGTACGGAGGAACTCGCTGGTATGGCGGGCGCTTTTCTCACAAAGCACTTCTCCGTCTTTATACCAGATCTATTACCCCTATATAGCTGGGAATATAAAGGCTATAAAGCATGGTTCGGGCTTGAGGAAACAGACCTCCAAACCGCTGTAGATGAGTACCTTGCCAAACAGCCCAAAGTTGAATCGCCCCACAAGTTTGTTGAAGCAGCGGGAAAATATACCCCCTGTGAGAAGATGCCCGCAGAATATCACGTCGGGGAATTGGTTTATGTTCCTGACCTTGACAAGTGCCTTGTGATAAAGGAAATTAAGGAAGATAGGCTTGTGTTTGGTAACGGAAATTGGATTTTCAGAGTCCATGGTCGCCCCGCCACTCTCGATGAGATTGCTGAGTTTTACACCCGTAAAGTTGGTGGAGTGTTGGTAAGAGCTTGTTATCTTTTCAATAACGGGGTACAGATAAAGACATCAGATAATATAGCAAGAAATTTTTATTATGATATACATAAACTTATTATTTCTTTTATTACCAACAGCAATGTTCCTATTATGCCGTGGAGCGAGGTTGAGAGGTTGTATGATGGGGAGATGCCAGCACCGGAGAAAGGAGAATGAAGATGAAGAAGCGTGATAGGGCATTAAAACGGATAGGTAGATTTATAATATTTGAAAGAAGTCAATAAAAAGGGATGAAAGGAGCAAGTGATGGCAAAGGTAATTGAACTTATTGCTGTCGATAATGGTGATCCAAGTGTTGGTATATCTGGCAGTTTTGACCGAATCACCGTTATCTATCACGATAGAGACAAACTCGAAGAAGAAATAATCGAATCCATAAAAGATTTCTTTGGCGAAGAAGGATTCTGTGTCGATAGGGAGCAGTATGAGCAGAATTTAGTACATGAAGCAATACAGGATGCTATGAATCAGTGTTAAATAGTGCGGCGGTGACGGATAGGCATTTCCGTAAGGGTTCACGGTGGACATGTCGCCCTTCTGACACGACGTCAATCAGTATTCAGGGTTCGATTCCCTGCCCGCCGCGCTGAAAGAAAGGGTGCTGTGTTGTTGATAGAACAGCTGATATAAGCTAAAAACCGTGCTGTCGCGACTGTGCGGGGAAATAGCTGAAAGTGTACCGGCCGGCACTCGCCCACCTATGGGCGTATCAGTACAAGTACGAGGCTTGTCAGCACCTTTTTAAAAAGAAAGGATATAAAGATGAATCACCTTTTAAATCTTGAGATGTATCAATTAATTACTTTGCTTATTTCCTCTTGTTTTTTAGGTTATATCCTATATGAATTAATTAGGATATGGTTAGGTTGTAGAAAAACTAAATCAAAATAGGAGAAAGAAAATGCCAAGTAAAAAAGAGGAAAAAACGGGATGTCAGCAGGAATCAAGTATGGAAGCGGAAATTTTATTGCAGATTAATAATTTAAATAAGCGTGTTAAAGAAATCATCAGAACGGGTAATAGAAATATCGAAGATAGAAAAAATATTTTAATCAAAGCAGAGCATGATAAATATATACAAGAAACGAAATCTCATGCCGAAGATTCAGAACGACACTTGACAATGATAAAAAGGCTTATAAAACAGCTTGGTAAGTTATTATATGAAATAAACAATTTAATGTTAGAAAGAGAATGTAGCATAACGAGAGAATTATTAGCAGAATGCAAAAGAAAGTATGGTGAATTATGAAAGGTGAATGTATGTTTGATCCGCCTACAATCATCAATACTGTTGAAGGTAGAGACTATACATATACAGACTATACTGCGCGTCCAGTTGTTGATTGTAAGGATTGGTGTCATAATTGTGTGAGAAAAGACCAAACTGGTGGAACATGTAGACATTGTAAGTATTTCAGACTTTTTGAGGCAAAATAAAACCGTATAATGCTGAAGGAGTAAATGATGGATACAGGCAGAGGGGAATTTGTTAAAGTCTCAGATAAAAAAGCGCTTTTCGAGAAAGATGTTAGTGG